CCTGCAACCTGGCCAACGTAAGAGCGCCGATAGGCGTCTGTTGGGATCTTGTTCATGGTCTGACGCACGGCAAGCTTGGACGCCATTGCGGTATACGAGCCAATAGTGCTGCTGTAACGTTCTTGAATACAACGACCAGAAAGGCAAACCCGTTCTGGCATCGCGATGCAATTGAACTTCTTCCAGGCACGCTTGCTATTCCTGCTGATGCTGGTGCTGCGATTATGCGCGGGACTACGGATCAGGGGCTTGAGATGACCATGCAGAAGCAATTCGATATCGACACCCAAATGACCAAATATCGTTGGGATATCAGATATGGCGTGAATATCACGCAGCCCGAGATGTGCGGCATTTTGCTGTTCGATCAAGCTTAAAAAAAAGGGGGAAGGAGTTTTGAATTCCTTCCCCCTTTCCTGAGAGGCCATACACATGGAGGGATAAATGAAACATCATTGGGGGAATAAATGCCACTAAAAAAAGGATATGGCCGCAAATCAATTTCATCAAACATTCGCGCTGAACGTGCAGCAGGACGTCCGCAAAAGCAGGCTGTTGCCATTGCGCTTAACACGGCAGACAGGGCTGCAAGAAGAGCCGGCAAGCCGGGAAAGGCGCCGCGAAGAAAGGCATGACATGGCATATAAAAAACTGAACATTGTCGACCTGGCTTTTCAGGAAATCGGCATTGCTTCATATGAATTCGATCTGAATCCGCAAGAAACCAACGGCGCTTTAAGACAGTTGGATCTGATGATGGCAACATGGAACAAGCGCGGCATTCGCATTGGCTATCCTATCCCATCATCGCCTGGAAACAGTGACTTAGATGATGAACTTGATATACCGGATAATGCATTCGAAGCAATGTATCTTAATCTGGCGGTTCGCATATCAAGCGGATTTGGCAAACAACTGACACCTCAGACACGCATTGCAGCTGCCAGATCCTATCAAGAATTATTGTCATCTCAGATCTATCCCATCGAACAAGCTTTTGATTCTACCGCCGTCCCTTCTGGAGCCGGTAATAAGACATGGCGTTATAACCAGGATCCGTTTCTTTCAAAAGCAATCCCCCCCATCACAACAGGATCTGATGACGTCCTGGAATTGAGAGGCAATCATGACAACGATTAATCAACTTAGCCGTCTTGATACATTAACGGCGGGAGATCTTGTTCCTGTATGGGCAACAAGCAAGGGCGATGACCGTGCTGCCGCAATGTCGGTTTTGCAAACCTATATGCAAAACAATCTGATATTCCCGCGTGATAAGGCAACCCAAAGCGAAGAGCCGAATGCCACAGGATTTTCGATTCAGGTCAATTCGGATACAAGCTGGCTTTTGCTGGACCCTGTAGCTGCCTATGCGGCAGGGACAGTTATTCTTCCAGCAGAACCCATGGATAAAGACCAGGTCACAATATCCACCACACAAACCATAACGAGCCTTACCATAAGCTCAACAGTTGTGACGGTGCCAAGACCTGTAGGCGCTCTGAATGCTCATACAGCCATTACCATGAAATATGATGCTGTTAGCAAAAACTGGTATGTGACGGGATGAGCCATGCAGATTCCGATCTTTGAAGGAGTCTATGCAGATAACACGCCTGATTTCCGCTCATCCTACCCAATCAACATGGTGCCCGTTGCAAAACCAACAGGCATTTCAGCAGGATATTTGCGGCCAGCTGAAGGCATCGTTGAATCTGCTACAGGTCCTGGAATAAGTAGAGGCGCTATCTTCTGGAAAAATCTCATTTATAGCGTGATGGGCGATCAATTGATTAGCTATCAGGGCGTGGGCGATGTCAGGCAAATCGGAGAAATTACAGGCAATAAAAGGGTTCGATTCACATATGGATTTACAAATCTTGCCATTGCTGCAGATAACAAGCTCTATTTATATAATAATACTGATGGGTTAAGGGCCGTTACTGATCCTGATCTTGGCGATGTCATAGATGTTGTCTGGATCGACGGTTATTTCATGACAACAGATGGTGAGTTTCTTGTTGTTACGGAACTGAATGATCCTACCAGTGTTAACCCATTGAAATATGGCTCTTCTGAAGCAGATCCTGACCCCATCATGGCGCTCCAGGTTCTTCGCAATGAAGTTTATGCGTTGAATGAATTCACGATTGAAGTTTTCAGCAATAGAGGCGGGGAAGGGTTCCCTTTTCAGCGTAATGCAGGCGCCAAGATCCCCAAGGGGTGTGTTGGAACGCATGCCAATTGTGTGTTCATGGAGCAGATTGCCTTTATCGGATCTGGCCATAATGAAGCACCATCAATCTATCTCGGGCTTAATGGGCGAACCATTAAAATAGCCACAAGAGAAATTGATGAGATTCTTCAGACATATACCACCCAAGAATTAAGAATAGCATTCCTTCAGGAAAAGGTTGATTCAGGCCATCAGCATCTGATTGTGCAACTTCCCCGGCACACGCTTGTATTTGATGGAGCTGCTAGTGAGGTTACTGGTCAGCCCGTCTGGTTCAATCTGTCATCTGAAATTATTGGAACAGGCAAATGGAAAGCCGATACGCTTATCTGGGCCTATGATCGTTGGAATACATTTCACACAGATAACAATAAGATAGGCTATCTTGTTAATAATGTTTCTACCCAATGGGGCGAGAAGGTCGGTTGGCGATTTGGAACATTGGTCATGTATAATGAGGCCAATGGCGTTCTTTTCCATGAGCTTGAGCTTGTCTCTTTAACAGGATCAACGGCCTTTGGCGTCGAGCCCGTCATATGGACCCAATATAGCGAAGATGGCCTTGCCTGGAGCAATGAGAAATCAATCAATGCCGGCAAGACAGGTGAGCGCAATAAACGCCTGATATGGTTTAAACAGGGTAAGATGCGCTACAGGCGCATGCAGCGCTTCAGAGGTACCTCCGATGCCCATATCGCTGTAGCGGCCCTGGAGGCCCGTATAGAGCCTCTGGTGCGATAATGATTACCGTAGAGCTGCCAACCCGCCAACAACTTGATGAGCTTGTCGGCGGGGATCAACGGCTGCTGCGCGCAATAGATGATCTTTTCCAGTTCGTGTCCTTCTACAGAAACCGGCAAATCATCTACGCCAAAAACACATCAGGCGATCAGATCAACAAGGCTGTTCCGGTGATGTATACCGGCATAGATAATGCCGGAGCCACATCATCATCTTTGATGACATTTGCGCCAGCTGATTCAAGTTCAGGCCCCAGATCAAAATTCATTGGAATTTCACTGGAAAACACAATTAGCGGCCAGTTTGGCTATGTTGTGAATTTTGGTGAAATTACAGGAATTGATACCACCGGTCCGGATCCCGAGACCTGGGCGGATGGTGACATTCTTTACATAAATTCAACTACGCCTGGCGTCCTGACAAATATCAGGCCGACAAGTGGCTTTGTTTTGCCAATTGCGAGGGTGCTTAGAGCCAACGCAACAACAGGCGTCATTTTTGTAAATAACAATTTATCAGAAGGCGATAACTGATATGGCTCCAACCGATGTTTTAAAAGAATTCATGGATGAGATTTTGCAGCTGCCGCCTGATGCCAGCGACTGGCTGATAGGTCTGTGGGATGCCACGCAATTCATGGATGATGTCGCCGATAAGGATGACATACCGCGTCAACAATTTGACAACGCTCTTAATCAATTGCTTGTTCAAATGCCTGCCAACAGTTTTTTTGCCAATAATGCAGCCCAGCTTCTAACTTCAGTTGCTGTCTTCATTTCCAAGTGGCAAGCCTCTGATTTTCTTGAACGTATGAACCGCGCTGATGAAAAAACATTCATGTGGCGTGCAGGCTTTTACGATGTGGTTCTTGTCGTGACCATTCTGTGTCACGGACTTCAAAAAGCTACAAAAATGGCTCCTGACATCCTGTCTCTTTATGGCGAGACATATGATTCATATAGGGAGGAATTTGCCAATGGCTGATCCTGTAGCCGCTGTTGCGGCAGTCGCATCAAGTGTGATTTCCAGCAATGCATCAAGTAATGCTGCCGAGGCACAAGCACAATCAAATCAAGCTGCAATCAATGCCCAGACGGACGCTAGCCAACAGGCGATAGCTGCGCAACAGCAAGCCGCCAATCAGGCTATTGAAATCTATAATAATCTTTCGCCTCAAGTTCAGCAGCTTCTCAATACTGCGTTCAGTAATGCAGCAGCCGGCCAACAGGCCGCTGCAAATCAAGCCATTGCCCTTTTGCAGACTACCAATCCTGAAATTACCGAGCTTTTGAATCTTGCCAATCAAAGTGCGATTGCAGGCCAGCAAGCAGCAGCCGCCCAGGCAACAGCAGGATTCGATGAAGCAACACAAGCTGGTATTGATACCCTGCAAGCTCAATATGGGACTGCCAATGAGGCTCTATCACCTTATGCAAATGCAGGCGCAGGCGCTCTCAATGCCCAACTTGATCTTGCCGGGATCAATGGCCCTGAAGCACAGCAAGCCGCCATATCCGCAATCGAGGAAAGCCCGCAATTCCAATCACTTGTTCAGCAAGGTGAAAATGCCATCTTACAGAATGCATCTGCCACTGGCGGTCTGAGAGGAGGCAATACACAAGCTGCATTGGCTCAATTCAGGCCGAATATTCTAAGCGGTCTGATCAATAACCAATATGCAAATCTTGGCGGTCTTGCCGGTGCCGGCGCGGCAGCAGCAACCAATCAGGCAAACGTCGCGCAGAATCTGGGATTGAATATTGCAAATCTCCAGACGGGCAATGCTGCCAATCAGGCGAATATTCTGACAAATACAGCATCGAATGTGGGCAATCTTCAAACAGGAAATGCGCTGAATATCGGCAATATATTGTCAGGCCAAGCATCCAACATCGGCAATGGCTTGATTTGCAGCGGCCTGTTGGCCGGCTGCTGCATTACTGAACGCAGTATTGAGAAGCTGCTGAACTTGAGGCGACAGATTATTATGGATTTCAATAGCCTGATTGG